CCTTCTTCGTCTAATACGTTTAACATATATCTTTTTTTCGCAGTCCATATACCTTTGTCAGCAATCACTTCACGTTTCATAACCATTTTTTGTTTAATGGCATTTGTATAATCTGCTAGTTCTGCGAAACACTTATCTATAAAAGGTTCTATTCTACTATTAACAACTTTGTTTAAAAACTTTAATGTATCAGCTTTTGATTTATCTTTACAAGTTGCTTCAACTAGTTTATCTAATGTAAGATAAATTGAATCTGTATCTGACGCAACAATGTAATCAACCTTATCGTGTGTCTTTAATATCTTATTCATATATTCATTTACATTCTTTTCAATAAATCTAATTACAAATTGACCAGAAGTAGTAATCGCAGTTGCTTGTCTTACATCATAGTATCTAAAATACTGATTACCTATCGCACCATAAGCTGAGTTAAGAGCAATCTTTTTAGCCCATTGTATATTATGACAACGAGATATTTCTTTTGCCGTCTTTGGGTCTTTTGTTTTTTGATATTCTTTCTTTGCTTGAAATGCTAGTGTCTTAAATTTAACCCTATCATTATACATCTTTTCCATAAGTCTAGGTAAGAAACCTGGACTATCTGTTTTAAACATAGCACCATTTGGTGTAATACAAGCGCCTTCAGTTTTTAAATGTGTCAACGGTGTCGCATGATTTAACAATCTATCAACTGAAATGCCTGATGGTTTTACACCAATGATTTTTTCTGGTGAGATATTATACTGCATAATTAAATGTGGATATAGTGAGTTTATATCAAAAGAAACAATCCAGTTATGCATACCTGTGATTGGGTCTTTTACATAAGCGCCATCGTACTTATCTTCCTTAATATTATCTTCCTTTGGTGGTATCATAATATTATCTTTTTTTAAGTAATTGTAAATTAACATATCCCACATTCTTACTTGCGAAAATACATCTGTGTAATTTACTTTAGCTTCATATGCCATTGTTAATACTAATTCAATTAGTTTTAGTTTATCTTCTAAACCATCAACAATTTCTACGTCTTTAATATTGTAATCAATAAATGATTGATAATCTTTAGTATACCAATCTCTAAATGTATCATAAGGGTTTTCATCTTTTTGTAAACCAAGTTCTACTTTACCAATGTAATCAAGTTTATAACTCTCTTGTTTTGTAGGTATAAATTTTTGATATAGGTCTAGGTAATCTAACATAGAGATACCAAAGATAGCATAATAAGTTTGTGGTCTACCTCTTACAACTATGGTTTCTCTCTCAACTAGATTCCAAGGTGAAAATCTTTTTAATACTTTTTCATCTACTAGGTTTCTAATACGATTAAACAAATAGGGTATGTCAAAAAATTTAGTATTCCAACCTGTGATTACATCTGGATAGTTCTTAATCCAAAACTTCATAAATTCCATAATCAAAGACTTCTCTGACTTACATCTTACATAAGTTACATCTGGTCTATCTGTTTTAAACTCGCCAGTACCCCAAGTTATGATTTGTTTATTAGATTGATTTTTTACTGTGATTGCTAGTAATTCTTCTGTTGGATTTTCTACATCAGGAAAACCATTTTCTGCACTACACTCTATATCAACAGTAAATATTTTTATTGCGTCTTTATCAAATTGTACGTCTTCAGGATACTCGTTTGCGATATATTGATATTGGTATCTATCCATACCATACAGTGGTGAGTTATCTGTATTATAATTTCTTTTAAACTCTCTTGCTTTTGAAATGTTACCAAACTGAATTGGTTTAAGATTTTGACCTTTTAGTGTTTTGAATTTAGAATCTTCTTGTGAGATAGCATACAAAGTAGGACTAAAGTCTATTTTGTTTTTGTATTCTTTACCCTCGTGGATACCACGAACAAGTAACTTACCTCTATGTTCAATTACATTCTTATAAAAATTCAAGCTCTTCTCTTTCTAAAGTACCATCGCCATATTGCTGATCTAGTCATAGAAACCACTGTAAAGATTAACGCAATACCTATACTATCAAATATAGTAGGGTGTAATCCAAATAGTGGAAAGATTAATAATTGTATTAGTACGGCTAGAATAAAGCCACTACCTACGTCTATGATACTTTCAAATATATCTTTTTTCATAATCTAATTTTTGGTGGAGCATATCAGAGTCGAACTGATGACCTCCTGAATGCAAATCAGGCGCTCTCCCAGCTGAGCTAATGCCCCATTGTACTTATAATTTATGATTGTCCAACAGGTGTGCAACCAAACCATTATGTTTCTTTTCTAATTGTATTTGACAAGCTAATCTACTTTGCATACGATCATAGCCTTTCTCATACTCAACTAATTCTGTCTCTGGCGAATTTAAATCTGGTTGACCTACAATGTGTGTCCAATTTCTATCTATCAAAACATGACAGGTAGCACACGCACAACAACCAGAACAATCTGCTGGTATTTCTTCTATGGATTGATTGGCGAAGTCTCTTGCCGCCTCCATCAAAGACATACCTTCGTCAACTTGGACAGGAATCTTTTCCTCTCCTCGTATGAAGTAAACAGTTATCATTATAACTTCGGTACTGTGTTCTCTGTAATTAGTCCAGCTTTTGGCTGTAATATTCTGCTCGTATTTTGTTCATACGATTTTAGAATATCATCTTTTGGGTCTGTCATAAAAACAATCTTATCTTTTGCTAGAGTAATCGTATCACTCTTACCAAACGCATTATACAAACTCATCATAAGTTGTATTGGCTGTCCTGGCGCTGATTGTTGTGGGATTATAACAAAAGGTTTATTTAAACTCACACCTTGGTCATTCTCACCTACTTTAGCGATTACATCTTCGCCAGTAGTCAATCTTAATATCTTCACTTGTTCCATAATAACTCCTATATTAGTTTATACTATACCATACTTTGATTGATTTGTCAATGTTAGTTGTCTCTAACAGGTCTTAATCTCTTACTTAATACGAAAGTTCTATTAGGATTGACACTTATATTCATCAATCTCATTAAATCTCTATTAACTAATAGATCAGATGCCGACCTAGGTCTTTGGTCTAAACCTACTTCTACATCTTTATATGTGGCACCATTAAATGTAATGTCCATCAATACTGTTGGTCTAACTTCAGATGGCTCTTCGCCCTCTGCGTTAGCTCTAAATATTTCACTCTTACCAAATCTAGGTTTACTAAAAGTTTTACCTTCGTATTTCCATTTGATTGTTTTACCATCTTCTAAAATTTTATCTGCGTGTAAAGCACAAGCCTTTGAACCATTACCTGTATCAAACTTGACTCTTACTTTACCTACTTCGTCTAGGTCTACAGTTTCTAACCAACCACATTCTATAAGTGATTGTCTATCCCAATGTTTTCTTTCTTTAATCCAATCTATTACATTTGACATCATAGTCTCGCCATCTATTCTACCTGATGGTTTTGCGTCAGAATAATAATCTTCATAACTATAACCTTCGTAGTCAGCGCCTGACCCTGGACTACCATTAATTTCTAGTAAGTAAGGTTTACCTTTATATATGATGTGGTCAACACCTACCATGTAAGCTCTTGATAGTCTAGCCGCTTTTAAAGCTATTTCCATTTCTTCTTCACTTAATTTATATGGTTCTGCCTCAGCGCCTCTATGTGTATTTGATCTAAAGTCATATGAGCTGTGAGTTCTTTTTGTTGATGCAAATATTTTATTATCAACTACAAAAGTTCTTACATCAAAATCACTAGGCATAAATTCTTGTATCAATACTTCTGCTTCTAGTTTCCACATCGCTTGTAGTGTTGCCACTAGACCTTCATAACTTTCAATCTTTATGACACCTACACCTTGAGTACCTGTCAATGTTTTTAAAATGATAGGAAAATTACCACCAATTTTATCTAAAGCAGTTTTTATATTGTTCTCATTAGATACAAATGCTGTTCTAGGTGTTGGTAAACCAAACTTCTCAAATAATAATGCTGTCGTTAATTTATTATCACAAGTCAACATCGCTGCTCTTGTGTTAATCATAAACGCTTGTGAGTTTTGAAAAGATGATATAAGAGATAACCCAGCTTCGTCTTCTAGTGCGCCACCTCTAACCATACAAACAGTATCTCTACCTGTAAAAGTATGTTCACCATTTTTACCATCATAGTTATAGACTGTTAATGTATTTTTATCTTCGTCTTTATCTGTGATGATTGTTGATTTTGTATTTACTATAATACACTTAATACCTTTTTTCTTACAAGCTTTTGTTATAAGATCAGCAGTAGTGTTTTCTTTTGGGTCTTTAGAATCTGCTACCGTTATGATAGCAACAGTGATAGGTTTAT